AAGCAAAAAGCATAGAGTTTGACGAATCACAAAATTGTTTTTGGGTGGATAGTATAGGGTTTACAAGTTGGCCGTTACTTGACCCACTAACAGACGATGCCTTGTGTTTTAAGTTGATGATTAAATACGGAATTATATTAATGACTTCTAGGCACGAACCTAGAGGAGAAGTGATGGGTTATAACGCATGGTATTACGAGTTAATAGGCAAGGTCTATGTTGAGGGATTAAACCCTAAACTTGCAATATGCCTAGCAATAATTGAATCTAAGGTGAAGGCGTAATTATGGATAAGTTAACTAAATTTACAGGTGGTAATTGGGTCGCGTGTATGAATGACCAATCATGCTGGGTTGATAATGGCGATAACGGACTTATAGCTGATTTGGAAATGACTGACATTGAATGCCCTGATGAATTATATGCCAACGTCAGCCTTATATCCGCCGCCCCTGAGATGTATGAAGAAATACAAATAGAAATTGAAGAATTGCAAGAGTTTATTTCAACCCTAAATCATATGTCTGGCGACTGGCTATATTACTCATCAAGACTAGACCGCAAAGAGGCGTTGCTAGCTAAAGCAAGGGGTGAGTCATGAATGAATTAACAGATTTACAAATATGTCAACGCATTGCAGAAATTGAAGGCGTTGATTTAATGCCTTATCGTCAAGGTGATAGGACTGCATTTGCAGCGGGCAGTCAGACTATCTACAACCCACTAACAGACGATGCCTTGTGTTTTAAGTTGATGATTAAATATGACATAGCCCCATTCAAATGTGAATTTGGCGGTTATGAATGCGTTTATGATGTGGACTTAGTTCTATCTGGCTCTGGGGTTGTCAATGACGAAAACCCTAACCGCGCTATTTGCATAGCAATAATTCATTTAAGGGAAAAGTAATGGATAAGCAAACCACCATAATCAAAAAAGCCAGCAACGCTGAAGATGGCAAACGCCTATGGTCAATTATCACCAGCTTTTTAAACGCTAGTGATAAGCCTGTAAAAGTTACGATTGAGCTATTTAAAAGATGCCGCAGTGTTGAATCAAATAAGTTGCAGCGAAAATGGACAGGCGAGGCTGAAGCGCAAGGCGATATGACACAAGAAGAATATAGAGGTTACTGTAAATTACACTTCGGTATAGCAATAGCTAAAGAAAATGATGAGTTTGCAGAAAAGTACGATCGACTATTAAAGCATCTTACCTATGCTGAAAAAATGGAATTTATGATGGTGCCTTTTGACATGCCGGTTACAAGGATATTTAACACCAATCAAATGCATCGGTACTTAAACAAGATGAGAGAGCATTTTACCGGTCAAGGTTTTCAATTAACTATACCGGTTGATAAATATTGGGAATCTGTTTTTCAACAAGGGGATAAATAATGGCAAAGAAGAAAGCAGCAACGAAAGCAGAAAAAGCGCACATGGCAAAGGTCGCATCACTAGGTTGTCAAGCCTGCCTTAAAATAGGCTATGAAGACACCCCTTGTGAAATACACCACGTAAGAGAAGGCGCAGGAGCAGGGCAACGGTCTAGTCATTACAGAGTTATAGGATTGTGTCACTCACATCATAGAACTGGACCAGATTCATTCCACGGTAACAGAAACATATTTATAGCGCAGTTCGGTAATGAGCTGGATTTATTAGAATTAGTTAACAACCAGGTAGGTATAAAACAATGAATAACCAAGAGATTATAGATAGCGAACCACCAAAACAAGGTAAATGGCCAGACTGCAATCAAGTCGATAGTAATGGCAAGTGGAGCCATAGACAGCCAATCATTCGCTCACTAGCAGACATTAAGCGCATTGTTGAGCTAGAGAAGGCACTGAATAAGCTTATCGACAGAGCGCAACAAGTAGATAGCTGGGAGTCTTTTCCAGAGAGCTGGATAGATGAAGCTTATGAAGCACTAAAGGAGAGTAAATGATGGATGACCAGCAAAGAATAGAGGCTTTAGAGAAGCAGGTTTTAGTATTAAAAAATGTTTTAGCTAAATCAATTGCTTGGAATATGACGGCGCTGGGTAATCACTCTGTTAGAGTCTTAGTGGACGAGCTCAATGAAGCACTAAAGGAGCCTAAGACATGAGAAAGTCAACAGGATATTGGATAACAACAATGGTATTTGCATCTTTGGCATATATTCTAAGTGAAACAGTTGGTGGTGATAAATATTTTATAATAGCAAGTGTATTTGTTGCAGCATCATTTATTATTGGAGCGCTAGAGAAATGAAGCCAGAACAATACAGAGCAGACTGCTATAACCCCATTGTAGAGGAAGATGTTAAGAGCTATCGCAAAGACGTAGGTGAACGCATAGGTTCAGCACCAAATAGAAGCTACATGCACCACAGGAATCAATCTGGCTATACTCGCATAAGACAAACTAAATCATTAATCATAGTGGAGTGGATGGAATGGAAATTTTAATAATTTTATGTGTAGTGTTTGGGGTAATAGCTATTGCAGCAGTGTCTTTATTATGTTGGATTTTAGGCGGGTGGCAGCATGAAGAATAAATTATTTTATTAATTGTCGGAGTGGATGGAATGAAATGGTATTTACAATTTGCAAGAAAGTGGGATTTTGCAACAGGAAAGGCGCTAAGAAGTTCCTACGAAAGCGAGGGTTACAGTATAGACAAAGGTCGTACTTATGCCCTACATGTGGCGCGTATCACAACACATCATTAGACGCAGAGGGTAGGCGTTCAATTAAAGAATTTAACAGCAAAGGTGAATAGAATGAACAGAATAACAATAGACAACGAATCAAATTTAGATGACGCAGATGCATTACAGCTTTGCTCTGATTTAATTAACAGCTTTATGACCAACCAATGCGACATAATACAATCACCAAAAGGCTACCGCATATCTTATCAGAGGGGTCGACTTAATGGTGATACATCTCATAAGTTTACAGTTAATAATAAAAAAGCTATTAATAATGATATCAAACAAAAACTATAGTAAAATACACGGGTAGACTCCCCGTCTGCAAGCACCAATGTAAATAGCCCAGCTTACTGATAATAAGCTGGGCAGTCTTTATCAGAGATATTTACAGAGGTTTAATTTACATTAGGAGGAATATAAAATGCCAAGTGGAATTTATAAAAGAACAAAACTAATTTGTGGCGTTGGAATAAATGACGTTGCATGTGCTACTTCATCTGTAATTAATGGAAAACGTGTAATATGTCCTTTTTATAAAACTTGGACAAGCATGTTAACTAGGTGCTATAGCGAAACTCATCATAAAATATGGCCAACATACATAGGCTGTACTGTTGCTAGTGAATGGTTTAGTTTTAGTAAATTTAGTTCATGGATGGATAAACAGGATTGGCATGGTAAAAGCCTTGATAAAGATATTTTAATACAACACAACAAAGTGTACAGCCCATTAACTTGCATTTTTGTTAATGCTGATATTAATAGTTTTTTAAACAACTGCACATCTGTCAGGGGTAAATTTCCTAGGGGAGTTTGCTTTAATAAGAAAAAGGGGAAATATCGTGCTGACTGCATGGCCTACGGTAAAAAGAAAACTATAGGCTGTTACGACACGCCAAAAGAAGCACACGAAGCTTACAAAGCATTCAAGTACAAATACATAGCAGAAGTAGCCAATCAACAATCTGAGCCACTTAGAACCGCTCTATTAAACTATGTAATAGAGGGGTAATTTATGACAAGAAGATCCTTTTTGCTCCACATTGATTCGTTAGATGTTCTCGATGAACTGAATAATGAGCAAGCTGGAATGCTATTAAAAGCTATGCGCGACTATCATAACGATGAAGAAATGCAGCTTGATGCACTAACAAAAATAGTGTTTTCCCCATTTAAAAACCAATTCAATAGAGACACATTAAAATACCAAACTACCTGTGAACGTAGAGCTAATGCGGGTTCTATGGGTGGCAAGCAAAAGGTAGCAAATGCTAGCAAACCCAAGCAAAAGGTAGCAAAGTTAGCAGAGAATGATAATGTTAGTAAGAATGATAATGTTAATGATAGTGATAATGATAATGTTAGTAAAAAGATAAAAGACTTACCCACTATCGTGGAAGAATATGTTTTTAAACTTCTTACAAACAAAACTGATTCTTTTTATTTGGTTACAACACAAGAAATTGACTATTACAAATCCACATACCAAGCTGTAAATATTGAGCAACAATTTAAAGAAATCGCATCTTGGTTAAATGCAAATCAAAAAAACCGAAAAACGATTGGAGGCATGCCTAAATTTATAAATGCGTGGTTGTCTAAGTCGCAGAACAAAGCACCAAGAGTTGAGATTGGTAAGACTCAAGAGATATTTAATCAGCTTTCGGAGATAAATTATGACAGACGGTGAATTTAATGAATGTATGGCTATGCTTTTTTCATATTACCCAAACAAAAAGTTTGACCCTGTTTTGTCACAGCTTTACCACAGAAGGTTTATTCATCTTAGCTACATTGACTTTTACAACGGCGTTAACAATCACATTGATGATGAAAAGTATAAATGGTTTCCAGACATACCAGAGCTACGCAGCTTTATGCCAGAAGTTAAGCAGCCACTACTTGAAGATAAAGGCGGCTTGAGCTGGTGCGACAACACACAAAGACTAATGGACAAATACCACCCTGTAACTGGCAGCTATTTTAAAACAATCATAACTAACGCAGAAAACCTAAAGGTAGAGAAATAATGAAAGCATACAAGATTGAATTATTTGTAATGGATTTTGAAAACTTAGGAGATGATGAAGTTACCCGTATAATTGAGTCATCTAAATACATAAATGCCGAAGTTATAAGCTTTAAGACGGCAGAAGTAGAGTGGGAAGATGATCACCCATTAAATAGCCATAATACTTTTACAGAGGCATACAATAATTTGTTTTTAGATAAAAAGGTAGAGAAATAATGGATTTAGAACGCACTGCAATCGTATTGTCAAATGCAAGACGATTAATAAAAGCAAAATCAATTACAAGTAATGGACGCCTATATATGGAATTATTTGGAACTGGAATGGGAACTGCTAGAGATGCATGCAGAGAAATAGGGTTAAACCCTGATGACAACAAAACATCATATAACGTAATGATGAGCTTTATTAGTAAGGTGAATAAATAATGATTGATACAAAAGGTTTTACAAGCTTTATTATTAATAAAAGATGCGCTGAATTGCTTGGCGTGTCATCGTGGTATTTGCCGCCAGGTGATCAGATGAATGATTGTGATTCTTGGGTTTATAGTGATAATTATAATGGTAAATCTGAATTATTAAAAAACTACTGCGAAAACCCAGCAGACACAAATAGCATTATTAATATTTGCTTTGATGATTTAATAGAGCCTGTATTTTGCACTGACAAAAATAGCTGTGAATGGTATCAATCAAGATGGAGCATAATAATAGAAAAATACAATTGCTCTATATTAGAGGCTGCCTGCATATACTTAGTGGAGGTGAATAAATAATGAAGGGCGGCATGACAACAATATTAGCAACGCTAGACAACCTGGAGATAAAGAAATAATGATTAAATTAAGTGCGGAAGGGCAGATTAAAGTAGGCAACATATTAAAAATAACTGGTAAAAACTCAAGAGATAGTTACAAATCTATTAAAGTTAAAGAGGTTATTGATAATGGTGATGGGGAAGAAATTATTATTAACAAAAAGAAAAACCGTTACTTTATGACTAGGCTTTATTTGGACGGTGCTAGCTGGTGCAAAAGTGTAGAGATTTATGAGTAAGCAGTAAGTAATAATTAATTTGAATATAATTGCTAATTAGTGTTTACATTCAAATTTAGATGTACTATATTAACCCCACTAAAGTTAAAAGCCAAGGCAATAATATGAGAACAATAGAATCACTACTAGCACCACACAAATCAATTTACGCAGCATACAAAGCACTTGGCATACGTCAAGGCTCTCAGTTTAAGCGCCATCTCGACATGGGCGCAATAATTGACGATGACGGACAGCCGTGGATTAAATCAGGTAAGCCAGTAGAAGGGTGGAAGGTATGAGTAAGTTTAATAAAAATGATAAAATTACCCGGTCTAGCATGGATGCAAGGTGGGCTAGAATAGGATTTAAGGCTGTTGTGCTAGACGGTAATATGTACTTAGATGCATTAGGAGAGGTCAACGAAATTATTGATGATTATTGGGAGCTAGCCACACCCAAATGGACAATATACAACAACACACTACCATGGTCAGATTTGAGCGATAAGCAGAAGGGTAAGCTGTTGTTAGCTCAAAATAATAAATTAAAGTTTGAGGACTTTACTTCATCAGGGCCAACTATGCCATTTAGTAAAAAGTGGGTTTATGTAGTGGAAAAACCTGAGCCAACTACGGCAGAGTTGTTTTTTACTGATTGGCATGAAACCGACGTGCATCTGGTAAAAGAGTTTTCAGAGTATATGATTGGTAAAGGATGGGTAAAGAAATGAAATATCACACTAAGCGACACAGAGACAAGCAAGGCATACCAGAAAGCAAGCCTGTCAATTATCGGTACTTTTGGAAAGAGAGAATGGCAGACATAAAGATTCACGTTCTGACCATGAGGCTAGTAGAAGTTGCAGCATTGTACAACGCCAAAGTATCTCAACTATCAAACGCTATGTCTTCACACGGTGTTAGCGCAAATGTAGAGAGACATAGAAATAGACTAAAGGAGAGTAAATATAATGATAACTAAAGACGACGTATTAAATGATGATTATGACTTTTATGCTGTGATTGCATTAATAGATAAGATTGCAGAGCTTGAGAAAGAGCGCAATGCAAGAGAGGCATCAATTAGGTATTTAAGCTGCTCACAAGATTGGGTCGATTTTACAACCAGGGCAAATTCTATATGCTATTCAGATTGCTTAGATGCCCACAACTTAGAAGTAAGAAAACAAGCATTCACAGACGCTGTAAGATACATGGAACACAGCGATAAACTAATAACAACTCATGACGTTGAGATATTTATAGCTGAAGTTGATGTTTATCTGAATGACAAGGCGGGTGAGTCATGAGTGAACTACGTAAATCCGAGGGTAAATATAGTTTAGTTTTAATGCAAAAAATGGCAACTGTTGCAGCTACAGCAGATGGCCTAGCAATTGAAGGTAACAATTTTAAAGTTGGCGCTTTAATCGGCTGTCCTGATATGGTTCTTTTTGCCTGTGAGCGCATTGCAGAGCTTGAGAGAGATCATTTAAAGAATGATTTATTAATTATGTCAAATGCAAGAAGGTTAATTAAAGCTAAGGCAAGAACATCAAATGGCAGGCTTTATTCTGAATTATTTGGAGCTGGAATGGGGACAGGTCGGGAGCGTTGCAGAAAGCTAGGTTTAGACCCAGACTGCAATAAGACCAATTATCACTCTGTTATTGAAGCACTAAAGGAAGGTAAGCAATGACATACACAATAAACGGTAAACCATACACTGAGTTTGATATTAATAAGCGGTGTGCTGAGTTGCTTGGTATTAAAGTATCTAAAGAGCAGTATATGCATTTTGGCGATAGAGATGAAAATGTGGTCATTACTGGTAGTGGTGGACCTGAGTTAAGTAGTGCTGTTGATTACTGCAATAACCCATCAGACACAGACGCCATTATTGATAAATGTTGGGATGAATTGTTGAAGTCTATGTTTTTAAAAAATGTACATGGTTTTGAATTTCGTGAAGCAAAATGGAATTGTATAATGATAAAACACAACTGCACAAAACTAATAGCTGCTTGCATATGCTATATTGAGTTAAATGAATAACTAACAGTCTTACCCCTTGCTATCGTTCCGTGAAAATGCCGATAGCTTTTAACCCTCTCACAGTGGGAGGGTCTTTTTAATTCTAGTCAGATAAGAATAGTGATATAATAACCTAGTAATAAATAATTAGGGTTTATAATGGCTATTTCAACACAAAATACAAGACAACAAAGCGTAGGTAAACACCCCCAAAATGTTGGGCGTTCAGCTCTATCAGCTATCTCCACTTTAAATACTGCTGTTAATGACGCTTGTGAATTTAGCGCATACATGAACTCTGATATAAGCGTGTTAGATATTGATTCTGAAGACCGCCTCCAATACTCAAAAATATTCCGTGATGCAGTCATTAGCCTTGCGCCTGTACTGGCAAATCTAGCCAAGCTCCAAGCATTAGATAGCGAGACAGTTACCAAAGCTGACTTTATTGCTGACATGGAAGCTGGTGGGCTTAATTTAGTAGAATACGCCGCGCAGTTTAAGTAACCCATGGCTTTTACAGCTTCAACATGGGGTCAAGGACGGTTATTAACTGGTCTTAGCCCTGGCAGCTCATTAACCGGCTTTGGTGCTGTAATAACTAAAGACAACTTGCCCGCATCTGCATTAGATACTGGCCTTTTGTCATTAATAAATGGTGGCGGTGACTTTCGACTTAGTACAGATATAAACGGGGCTACTCAGCTACCTGTTGAAATTGTTACATGTGTAACTAATGCAACTGCATCAAGCACTGAATTTGAGGCGTGGGTTAGATTCCCAACTTACGCAAGCGGAACAAGAGAAGTTTACGCATTTTGGAATAAGGCGGGTCAATCACAGCCATTGCCTGCAGCAGCATTTGGTAGAAATGATGTTTGGCAAGATTTCAAATATAGATTCCATTTCAACTCATCTAATCAGCTTGTAGATTCAGCAGGTAATTACGGCCTAACAAAGACAGGTACGGTTACTAGCAACACTGGCCCAATCGGTGACGATGCTGATACGTCGTTCAACACATCTAATTTTTTAGAGGTTACAGGCTACACAGGAGAATCTGGAGCATCCGCAAGAACGCACAGCGGCTGGTTTAATTCTGAATCTCTATCGTCAAACATTGGCTTGCTCGACTACGGAACAAACTCAACAGGGGAAAGATTCCAGCTAATAAAGCTATCAAACGGCAAGCTACGGATAGCAAACGCTGGAACAAATAAATTTACAGATACGACATATAACGACTCTGTATATCATTCATTTAATGTAATATTTGATGGCACTTCATCATTCCCAGGCTGTGCAACTTTGGTCGTAGACGGAGCGGAACCATCATCTACATCAGGCGGTAGCAACACACTAAATATAGTACCTGATGGCAATATTAGATTTGATGTATTTGACCCCATTGCTAACAACCGATTTGCTGAGTATGGGTTAAGATTATTTTCTATTTCAGCTGATATGTATGAGTCAGAAGACGACAATCAAAGCGACCCATCAACATTCTGGACATTAGGCACTGTATTTGTTCCTGGTGGTGCAACACTAACTATAACCGAGTCAGTAGCTACGCTAAACATGACAAGCGTAGACCCAGTTATAGACTTTACAGGCCTAATCTCAATTGTAGAAGGCTCAGAGCCTCTTAACATTACTAGTATTGACCCTACTGTAACTTTAACAGCAACGTTAACAATTACAGAATCAACCTCAACACTCAACATTGCAAACAATGACCCAGACATTACGCTGACAGCACCAGACACGCTGGTAATAACTGAGTCAACAGCAACTTTAAATATTACAACACAAAGCCCAAATATTACGCTAAGTGGCACACTTTCAATTGTAGAGTCAACCAAAACAATTGACATGTTGACTAGGGACCCCAGCGTTACTCTTGGCTTACCAGTTTATACACAGACATTTACAGGCATACAAAAAGCGGCAGAATTTACTGGCACTACCAAGTTATATGGTTTTACTGGTACAATAACCGAATTACAAACATTTAGCGGCACTGCAAAGGCTGCATCATTTTTAGGAGTTACGGAATAATGGCAGCAGGCGACAGTAAAATATTTAACGACTTTGCGCTAAAGTTAGCAAAAAAAACATACGACTTATCAAGTGGGGGCGATGCTTTTGCAATTAGCTTTATTGCTACCGCTTTCGCAAGTGTAGATGCAGACGCTACCAACCCAAACATATCAAGTCACACGCCCTTAACTGGTGGTAACTTTGTGGCCGCCACTACATTAGCTAGCTCTGCAATAACTCGAACAGGTGTAAACCTAAAGTTTGATTATGCTAACTTGTCTACAATAGCTAAGAACGCTAGTAACCCAAGCACTATTAAGACTGCTTTAATTAAACACACTGCAACAGGTGATTTATACAAAGCGGTAGACTTAACTGCTGATGGCTCAACGTCAATAGATGTGATTAACAATGACTTTGATTACGCAGTAGCGGCAGCGGGTTCATTCACTCAAGCGGTGGGCTAAATGTCAGTCTTATATCAAAACGCTTATCAAAAGGTAAGCCTGCCAATTCTGGAAAGTGACGGCATTACTTCGGTAGACGCCAGCACATTTGCAGAGGCAGAGTACAGAATAGTAAATACTGGCACATGTACTGTAGTTTACACTGCAAGCCTAGCCGGTCAATTAACTGTCATCAGCTCAAACCTACAGCTTGAGATATTAGAAAACACGCTGGATATTACAGGCACTAACAGCGAGTACAGCCATTACCTACGAGTAGGTACGGCAAGCGGTAAGTTAGAGGCTCCTGTATTTGATGCCGTGGTAGATATATTGCCCGTATGTGAGATAGTGTAAATGCCTTCTGGTAGTCCTAAGTTTCAAACGCCTGAAGAGTTGGAGGTTATGGTGGATGAATATCTTGGCAGCCCGCCTATCAGGACGGTAATAACTAAAGATGGACCAGTAAATTACCCTGCTATAACCATAACAGGTTTAGCTATACATCTAGGGTTTGAGAGTAGGCAGAGCTTATATGACTACGAAAAAAAAGAGGGTTTCTCTTACATTATAAAAAAGGCACGTCTTTATGTAGAGAATGCGTATGAGTATCAACTGCAATTCGGTAACAGTACGGGCGCGATATTTGCACTTAAAAACATGAATTGGACAGATAAAATTCAAAACGAAAATTTAAACGTTGAAGTAACGCATGAGCAGTGGCTTGATGGACTTAAATAGTAAGCGCCAAAGGCTTAAAGATGACTTTGAGTTTTACGCTCGTAATTGCCTAGCGATAAGAACAAAGTTTGAGGGGGTTAAGCCACTTATACTTAATGAGGCACAACAATACATACATGGTCGCATTGAGCAGCAGATAAAAGAAACTGGGAAGGCTAGGGTAATAATTCTAAAAGGCAGGCAACAGGGCGCTAGCACTTATGTGGAAGGCAGGTATATATGGAAGACCACGCATAACAAAGGGGTAAGAGCTTTTATACTTACTCATGATGGCGAGTCGACTAACGCACTGTTTGAAATGACTGAGCGGTATTATGACAACCTGCCTAAATTTATTAAGCCTTCGCTTGGGGCATGTAACGCCAAAGAATTGCACTTCGACAAGCTAGACTCAGGCTATAAAATAGGTACTGCGGGAAATAAGGCGGTAGGTCGCGGGCAAACAATACAATTTTTTCATGGTTCAGAAGTTGCGTTTTGGTTAAATGCCAGTGAGCACACGAAAGGAATTATGCAAGCAGTACCTGATGGAGTTGGAACTGAAGTTATATGGGAATCAACTGCCAATGGGGTTGGTAACTTCTTTCATGAGCAATGGAAGCTAGCAGAAAAAGGGTTGTCAGAATTTCAAGCTATATTTGTTCCTTGGTTTTGGCAGTCTGAATATAAAAAAGATTTGCCTGACAATGCTTCATTTGATGACGAGGAGGTTAATCTTAAAGATAAGTATGATCTTACCTTTGAGCAAATTTACTGGCGCAGAATGAAGATTGCAGAGCTTACAACTGACGGTGTGGATGGCACTAAGGCTTTTAAGCAAGAGTACCCAATGAACGCAGCCGAAGCTTTTCAAATGTCAGGTGGTGACGGCTTAATTAACTCTAACATGTGCATTAATGCGAGAGATAACGACTTTAAAGGAAGTGGACCATTAATTATAGGTGTTGACCCCTCAAGAGGCGGGGATAGGTTCGCGTTTATTAGCAGGCATAGCAGAAAGATGTATGGGATGAAGGCATATAAGGGTGAGGAATGTAATTCGCTGGGCAAAAATGTAGCATTATGTATAGATGTACTGGACACGGTATGCCCAATGGCAGGAAAAATACCTGATATGATGTTTGTAGATGCTGGGGCGGGAGCTGACTTAGTAGATAGGCTTCATGAGCTTGGGTATAAATCTAGGGTAAAAGCCGTTTACTTTGGTTCTACCCCTTTAAGGCCCAAGAAATACACTAATAAACGGAATGAAATGTGGGGTGAGATGTCAGACTGGCTTAACGATGAATCTCTACCTGTTGATATACCTGATAGCGACGAGTTGCAGGCGGATCTTTGTGCTAGCCCATACTCTTGGGACTCAAATCATAGGCGTGTGCTGTGGGCAAAAGAAAGGATTAAAAAAGAATTAGGGTTTAGCCCAGACTTTGGTGATGCTGGGGCATTAACATTTACAGAGCCAGTTAATACAATGGCTCAAAAACCAATAGAGTTTGAATCATTATGGTAGATTACGAAGATTTCCAGACGATGAGTAACGAACGCTCAAAGTCATTAGATGTAAACGATGACATGCGTGAACAAGCGCGTGAGCAGATATACTTTGTTGAGAAAGAGGATGGACAGTGGGAGCCTCAGATAATCCAACGTATGAACGGCAAGCCTCGTTATACTGATGACCGTTGTAATCCTATTCTTGATTCTATATGCGGTGAAATAGAAGATAATGAATTTGCAATTAAGATATCAGCGGCCAGTGGTTCAGCATCTAAAGAAACAGCGGAGACCTTTGAAGGCTTGATCCGTAACATAGAGAACATCAGCACAGCCGCGCTAACTTATTCGGCTATGGCACGTATGATGGTCACAAGCTCTATGAGTGGCGTTGAGATAGTGCAGGATTATATTGATGGGGATAGCTTCGACCAAGACCTATTTATCAAAGAAATACCAGACTTTCATAACCGTGTATGGTTTGACCAAGCAAGCATTAAGCAAGACAATGGCGATGCAAGGTTTGTTTTTGTTGACGAGTACATTACCAAAGAAGAATATGAAGACAGATTCCCAGACGGTAAGTACTCATCCGTAGGGTCAAACATACGTAACGAAGCTTACTATGATAAACCTGATGTCATTACTATTAGCCGATGCTATTACAAGAAACCTTTAAAGATTAATATTGTTCGCATGAATGACGGCTCAGTCTATCGAGATGATGAAGATTTCGCCAAGATTGTTGACGAGCTAGAAATGAACGGCATCACAGTAAGAGACCGCAGGACTAGAGATTCATTTAAGGTCTGCCAGCGTTATATGGATAGCTCGGCATGGCTGAATGAGTCAGAGGAAACAGTTTTTGAAATACTGCCTGTGTTTGGCTGCTATGCTAACTATAAAGTTGTAGACGGCAAAGCCATTATGCGTGGCGCTATTGCTAAAGCTATGGATCAACAACGTGTACACAACATGGCGTTTAGTCGTGAAGTGGAAGAGATTGTTTTAAGCCCAAGAGCTAAGTTTTGGGGTTCGCCTGAGATGCGCTTAGGCCATGAGAAAAAGATAGCTACGCTTAATACTAACTCTGACCCGTGGCAAGATATTAACCATGACCCTAACTTTCCACAAGGGCCGTTGTTTTTAGGTGGGTCACAAGTTAATCCAGGCTTGTCAACACTCAGCCAAATGTCAGCGCAATCAATCGACCTAGCAACCGGCGCATTTAGTCCGCAACTAGCCAACAACGCTAACTTACAATCTGGCGTTGCATTAGATAAGCAGATTGAGAAGTCCAACACATCTACAGTTAAGTATTACAAAGCAGTGCAAACCACCTTAACGGCAGTTGGTAAGTGTTTGGTTAATTGCATACCTAGAGTTTACGATGCGACAAGAGAGCAGCGCATACTAGGCGAAGACGGCGTAGGCGAGATGGTTATGCTGAACGAAGTTATATTTGACCAAGATACGCAGCAAGAAGTAACGCTAAACGACCTGACAAAAGGCGAATATGATGTGGTGTGTGATTACGGCCCAGCGTTTAAGAGCAGGCAAGCAAAGTCTAGCGAAGCGTTTGCCATTATTGCACAGCTTGACCCCAGCATTATGGAGCTTGCCAGAGACGTATGGTTAGGCAACATCAACGAGCCTGGCATGAAGTTAGTAGCTGAACGCTCAAGAGCCATGCAGATACAGAATGGTGTTATACCTTTCGACCAACTGACAGACGAAGAGCAAGCAGCAGCACAAGAGCAAGCTAACCAGCCTCCACAACCTGATCCAAATATGCTCATAGCTGAGGCCGAAATGGGCAAGGCACAAGCTGAACAGATGAGCGCACAGACTAAGCAGCAGGAAGCACAAGGCAACTTGCAACTTAAAATGGAAACACTACAACTGGAGAACAGAAAACTAGCACTAGCAGAGCAAGAGCAGCAATTAGACGTGGCTAAATTCCAACGAGAGAAGGATGATAAATACAATGTTGACGCGGCGAATATCCAACAGAACCAAGAAAAAATTGATTTGCAATCACAGAATCAGCAGTTTACGCAGATGCTGGCAATGCAAAAACAATTGATTGAATCTCAGAAGGTGCAAGCTGAAACGCTTAAAGCATTGAAAGACGCTATGGGTGCTGAAGCTATAATGAATAAGAACACCATCGAGGCTTATGATAGTGTGTCTGAGGACTTAGCAAAAGAAGATCCGCCTAGCTAGCGAGTTACCAGCCAGCAGTCTAATAATAGGATGCTGGCTGTGTTGGTTACTTAACCACCTTGCAAACAAGTTCAGCAATAACCCCTATCACCACACCAATAGCGACACCCATAAATCCTGCTACGATATACCCTATGGCACCTAGTAATAGTATTAACATTTGAATCTTGCTCCTGCATCGTAAAGGCTCCCATAGCCTGATGATGTGGCAACACCAATACATCTATCACAGCACTTCTCAATAAACTCCTCCCGCTCAGTTTTAGGAATCTCTAGCGTATATTCATCACCATCAATAGCGGTAATCAAAGCGCACCCTATATTTGCGCTAACATTATCGCCTACTCTGTAATCAGCAGTCATATAGTGACCAACGTATTTTTTATCTATCTTGATACTCATAATTTATCATCCACATTAGAGAAAGTTACCGACACAGGCTTATAAAATATAACTTCATGCTCAAAATCATCATGCCAAATTACAACATAACCATTGTCAATTCTATTTTCGTGAGCAAGAATTTTGTGTTCATTGCCCAGACTGTCCACAATAATAAACTCAATCAATTTCATAATTTACTCTCCAATCCATTCATGTTAATTAAGATTAATTGTTGATGTGAATATGAAATACCAGCTAATTACAACCAAGCAAATAAATATCCAAATAATAGCTATGTCAGTTTTTTTAGCTCCCCCTCTTAATGCAAATAAAGGAAGCATCGGTACAGGAGCGATAGTTAACAATACCGTAAATGAAACCCAAACTAAAAACACAATAACTTCTAACATAATTTACTCTCCAATCCATTACACCTACACACAAGCTGTTGACGGTGTTTATCGTTAATGTTGCGGCATGTTCTACGCCAGACGTCATATCTAATGCCCCAATGCTTGCAGGCATCCCACACAGTCCAGCCTTTAGCGTGTATTAGTGTTGTAAATTCACATTTCATAAATCAACCCTTAAAACATAGGCATATTGCCTATCTACAGTGAACTTAGCAAATATATTATAATAAGTCAAACAATGTACGCGACATTATCGCGGCTGGCGAGAGCCTATACCTTTAAGGGCCATGAGATGAGTGAAGAGCTACAAAACGATGAGTATGTTGAAGAAACGGAAGCCGAAGATGTACAAACCGAAGAGACTAACGAGAGTGAGTCATCAGATTTAGCGACTGATAGTGATGGGGAACACGAAAACCAACCCGACGACGAGACCATAGCCAAAGAGAAGCGAGAAGCAGCGACTAACGAGGCATTTAATAGGCAGCATAGGAAGTATCAAGACGAAAAGCGCAGGGCAGACCAGCTACAAAATCAATTAGCTCAGTACGCACCAAAAAACGAAGCGCCGCCAGTCTTAGATTCTCCCGATCCGTTTGATGACGATTACGACACCAAGCAGAAAGCCTATATTGAGTCCGTCCGGCAAGCAGAGCGATACAATTACCAGCAAGAGCAATCGAGCTATTTTGAATCGCAACAGCAAGCCGATAAGCAGCAGAAGATGCAAACTGAGCTTAACACTAAGGCCGAGTCATACACTGGCAGAGCTAAAGAGTTTGGGATTAAACCCGAAGAGCTACAGCAAGCAGGGCAGATGGTAGCGAGTTACGGGCTTAGTGATGATTTAGCCATGTTTATCTTAGATGATGAGCAAGGGCCGTTAATTACTAGGCACTTATCGACCAACCACGCTGACGCCGAGAAAATAGCAGGCATGACTTCAATGCAAGCAGCTATGTATATCGAGCGAACAGTTAAGCCTAAAGTTGCAGCATTGAAGAAGAAGCAAACAAACACGCCTAACCCAGCTACAAAAATCAGCGGTGGTGGTGGCGACAAAGATGCTGGAAGGTACAAACATTCTGGCAACGCTAAATTTGAATAAAGGAGCCTTCTCATGGCTAATAATTTTGACAGTAACTTTACACGAAAACTTGCTAAGGTATTTTTAGACAAGTTTGAATCTGAACGAGTTCTATCTAAGAACGTAAACACTCAGCTATTATCGGGCAAATTCGGCGCTGATACTGGCGATAAAGTAGACTTTAAACGTGCTACTGATTACACATCGAAGCGTACAGCAGGCGGTGATATTTCTGGCGGCACACGTAGCAACATTATAACTGGTAAGGCTACTGGTACAGTGCAAGACTACTTTACTGTAGACGTTGACTTTGATGAAGCCGATGAAGCATTGAAAATGGATCAGATTGATCAGCTACTTGCCCCAATGGCTACTCGAATCAAAACAGATTTAGAGCTAGACTTTGGCGCGTTCTGTATGAAAAACACAGCGTTACTTGCGGGTACTGTTGGTACAGGCGTCACAACTTGGGATCATGTTGCAGAAGCAGGCGCTATGGTTGAGGCATCTGGTGTGCCAATGGATGACGAGATTTGTTATTTTGCTAACCCGTTTACACAGCGTAAGCTTGCAAGTAATCAACGTTCATTAGGTGGCGAGACTGGCACAATGAGCGCTAACCAACGCGCAACTATCACAGAAAACTTTGCCGGTATGCGTGTAATGACTGCAACCACCTTGCCCAGCTATACAACTGGCGCAGGCGCAGACAGAGCAGGTACATTAAGTGCCACTCCAACTGCTACTTATGTTGCAGCTAAAGACACTATGACCCAAACTTTATCTGTTACAGCGTTGCAAGCTAACCTTGTCGTTGCTGCTGGTGAGACTATTACAGTCACAGGCCGTAATCGTCTTAACTTGTCTACTCGTAAGCCGATTGTTGACGAGACAGGCGCTCAGATATTGTTTAGCGGCACAGTTACAGCAGCAGTTACGCTTAACGGTTCAGGCGCGGGTGATTTGGTTGTTACTGGTCCAGGTATCTTTGAAGCTACAGGCGCATTTAACACGGTTGACTCTGCATTAACATCTGGTGACGTTGTTACTCTTGGTGGTGCAGCTTCTACGTTGATACAGCCTAACCTGTTTTGGCACAAGCAAGCCTTTGGTCTTGGTTCAGTTCCTATCAAAAAGCTTTACAGCACTGACACACTAGCTACTACAGAAGACGGTTTACAGTTCCGTGTTTCCAAGTATGCAGACGGTGATGCTAACAAACAGATAGTCCGTTTCGATTTCCGTCCAGCTTATGCGGTACTTAACCCGTTCTTCTCTGGCAAGTCATTCGGTACACCTTAGTAGTTAGAAGTTAATGACAAAGCCCCTTAATTGGGGCTTTTTATTAGTAATCGTGAGCTATTCCAATACTATACCTATGCCGCCAGCAAACTTTATTGACCCGCCTTGATTAATAAAGCTGTTAACTTTCGCCCAATACCTACCCGTTTTTAATCCCAAACCTGACTTAGTTTCCTTCATAGTCATACTAGACGTTACAAAGATATCAACACCATTGCGCTGTATTACTTTTATGTGTGGTTTCATAAATTACCCCTTACCCATAGGCAATACGCCTAATATACTTCCACAATAACCTTCAGCATCAAAGTATGCATTGCTCATACCTCTATTGCGAAAAAGATGACCCTTAGTTTCCTTCATAGTCATACTAGACGTTACAAAGATATCAACACCATTACGCTGTATTACCTTAATGTGTGGTTTCATAAATCACCCTTTAAGCTTTTTATATTTTAACTTTAACCCAAAAATAAACCACACTTTGGTATGCCCATTTCGCTCGCTAAACAATAGAGGCGAACCGTCATTCTTTGCTACGTAAAGCCATCGGTTTAATATTGTGCATGTATATATATATCTGCCATTCATTTCAATTAACATAAATCACCCCTTAACCATAGGCAATACGCCTATCTACATACACCATAGCAAACGCTTTATAATAGAGCAATAATTATTACCTTGAGGTATTTATGTCTGACACTTTCACTATGTACAAGCCATGCGGCAAAGAAGTCGAGGTTTCAGAGCCTTCTATCGCCCACGCAGTAAAGTTAGGCTGGACGGATAAGCCTCCAACACAACCAAAGGCTAATAAGAATGTCAGAAACAGCTCAAACACTGGTAAATGATATTCTGCAAGAGTTATTAATTAACTCAGCAGAGCAATCAATCCCAGCGGTAGACTTTCAAACAGGTGTTAGATACCTCAATCGTTGGATGTCAATGCAAGACGCTGACGGCGTTAAGCTTGGCTATACAGAGGTTACTAACCCTACTGATGCTATTACAGTTCCAGCGGGTGCTATTAGTGGCATCATATACAATGTCGCGTTTGAATTAGCTACAACTTATGACGTGGTAGTTACACCAGAGCTAGCAATAAAAGCAAAGAAAGGGCTTAACGTTATGATTAAGCTTGGCTCGCCAGTTCAAGGCACTAAATACACCTCAAATACTCCGCGCGGCTCAGGCAATTACAACGACACATTCTCTGACTTTAATTTTTATGATGGCTGTTGTGAAGATGACGCCGCAACATGTGAGACCACATCATGACGTGTCAATCAGTAGCTGCTGACATTACAGCAGCAGTAAAAACAACAAGCATTGCATCATCTGACATCTTAGCAGTAGTCAGTAACGCTACTTTGTATGGGATAACCTTCTCAAACTTTCAAGCCGCTTTAGGTGTGACGGGTCAAATTAAACCAGTTGGCTCTGCAAGTGCTGTGCAGATAATCAATAAACCATCTACCGGCTTAAACTACATACGCTCATTGCTACCCACTCAGGGAATAACGGCAATCGTTGATAGTTACGGCAACATTAATATTAAGACCAACATTACTAACGCTGGTACGTCATCAGATGGCAAGCAGCTTATAATTGACCCTACAGCAGCACAGATTAAATTTAAGCGGTTAAAGGCAAGCTCAGGCATATCATTACTCGAAACAACTAACGGCATTGAGATAAGCGCAACAGAGCTAGCATTGACTAGTAAGACTGTAATCATTGGTGCAATGTCAGATTTCCCAGCAGCAGTGGGCGGCACTATAACCGTTGAAGAGGACACTGACTACGTTGTTACAAACGACCTAACAACAAGCGATCGGTTTATCACTATAAGTGGTAGCCCTTGTGTCATGCGCTCATCTGATAGAAGCATTGTTTCTTTAGTCTATACCGGCACAGCCGCAATGTTCACATCAGTTAACCCAGCGTTAACTATTAAAGATATTTCGATTACATGTGCTACAGGTACTTTTGTTGATACAACTGGCAGCTCTACAGGAACTATTAGACTTTCAGATATAAGCATCCCAAACGTCAAAAACTTAGGGGCTATTGACTCTGTACGCGCTATTACTGTCAATAACATGTCAACTACCGCAATAACTGGCGATGGGTTTGTATTTTCTGGCACTGGCATCTCAGCAAACCTCAATGGAATGTTGTTTTCTGCGGTGTCAGCAGGCGTTGACCTATATAAGCTAGGCACCGCCACATTTAAAAAGCTTAGAATTGACAATATAGCGGTAAACGCTAGTGAATCAGGCTCAGTGTTCTTATCTGGAGCAGCGGCAAGTGCAAACATTGAAGGCGGAGCAGTAGCCAATGTAACCAGTGTTAACATTAACGGTAGCATGACCAGCCTTACTAATATTGCTACTACTGATAACCAGTTTGATTTTAAAAACTCCAACACAATACCGGACACCAGACCAGACGCTTTCGGCGTGTTTTTAACACCTACTACAACCACGTTAGCAGCCGCTACGCCTGCGCTAATTAACGGCACATGGACAAGTGTTAGAACTAGTCAAATGACATTCTCAGCAGCAGGTAGGGCAACTTACACGGGTGAAAACGGCGGGACATTCCCAATCTTTGCAACTGTGACGGCTCAACCTGTATCAAGTACTAACAAAGTCATTAACTTTTACTTTGCTAAAAATGGAACGATAGTAGCAAACACCAAAGTAAAGGCAACAATCAGCAATCTTGTAGCAGAACAACATACAGTTATTTGGCAAGATGCTTTAGTCAAAGGCGATTACTATGAGTTATGGGTCGAGTCAGTAGATGGTACAAATGTGCAAATAGACAACGCTAAGTTAGCGGTGAACTAATGGGACAACCCGTACCAGTCTCGCTTGGTGATGGATATTACGTATCTGATAGCCTTCCGCTATCTAATCAGCGGTGCTTAAATGTTTATGTAGATATTCCGCAAACTGCAACCTTATCCGAGGCTGTCTTAAAGGGCACTGCTGGACTAACTCAAATTGCAACAAGCGGAGCTGTTAATCAAATAAACCGAGGCTCACACGTTAAAGATGGTAAGCCGTATTTTTTAAACGGTGAAACACTTTATCGACTCGATAGAGACATAGCATCGGACGGCACTGAGACATTTACAATGGGCGCATTAGGTACGATACCTGGAACGACTCGTTGCTCATTTTCTGATAATGGTACGCAGCTAATAATACTAACCACCACAGGCGCGGGTTACATTGTAAACGAGGCGGCTGGGACAGTGTTTCAGCAAATAACTGACGTTGATTTTACAACTACAAACGGATCCCCTCAATATGTTGTTTATGTGGATTCTTTTTTTGTAGTCACGACTGATACCAAGAGAGTAATTAAATCATCGGCTAATGATGGGCTGGCATGGAGCGCCTTAGACTTTACCACAGCAGCAGCAGACCCAGATGCAATAGTCGCGCCTATAGTGGTTAAGAATAAGCTTACGATAACAGGTAAAGAGACAATCGAGGGCTTTGATAACTTAGGTTTGTCAGGTTTCCCATTTCAGCGCAATGGCTTGTTTGTGCAAAAAGGCTGTTTTGCGCCGCATTCACTTATAAACGTTAACGATGGATTTATGTTTATTGGCGGTGCAGTGGATGAAAGTCCGGCAGTGTGGACACTTAACGGAGCTACGCCGCAAAAGATTAGCACAACAGCTATAGACGCAAAGCTGCAAACATTTACACAAGATGAAATATTAGCCTCGTTTGCTATCTCATACGCACAGGCTGGCGGTTATTTTGTAGAGTTTTCATTACCACTAATCACGCTTGTTTACGACATGATCACGCAGGTTTGGCATGAAAAAGAAAGTCAAATAATTGACAGTAAAGGGTTAACTAAAAACCTACGGCATAGAGTTAACAGTTTAGTTACTGCTTACGGTCGGGTTTTATGCGGTGACTCTCAAGATGGTCGAATAGGTGAATTGTCTACATCGGTATATAACGAGTACGGCAACCCAATATTAAGAGCGTTCTCACTTCAGCCTTTTGCCGACATGGGCACAGCTATTTCGCTCAACAATGTAGAGCTAACCATGGAGTCAGGCGTGGGCAATGATGTGCAGCCTAACCCAGAGATAAGATTGAGCGCATCATCAGACGGTAAGAACTTCAACGACCCGATACCAGCCCCATTAGGCAAGATTGGCGAATATGATGTAAGGCAGAATTGGCGCAGATTAGGCAGATTCTCACGCTTTGGCATACTGCTATTTGAATTTTCAGACCCTAATAAATTTCGAGCGTTAAAGCTAAGAATGAATATAAAACAGGGGTCACAGCGTGGCCGTTAGCACTACACCACCAGACGCAAACCGTCCGATACTGAACGATGATGGCACAATGGATGATGCGTTTAGAACGTGGGTAAACACTATTACAAGAGAGTCGCTAATAATTGGTGAAGGCTCTCCCGAAGATGTAGTTGAAGCATTACAGGGCCGTGAGTATATGGATTCAAACGGAACGGCAGGCAACCTTATGTATAGAAAGCGGGATTCAGACATAGGCGGCGACAATAAGAAAGGTTGGATAGCCGTATGATTATTACTCGAAGCTACGATGAAGCCGCTATTAAACAGGCTGTAATGTCAATGATTAACGATGTAATTGAGGATGGTACGGCGGTTGATTGTTTTGAATTAGATGTTAACCAAGATTGCTGGCTAGACCTTGAAGGGTGCGGTTATATGCACGTCTCAGCGTACAACAGAACAACGCTAGACATTCACCCGTACATATTAAAAGAAAGCCGTTACAAGTCGTTAGAGTGCGGCAAGGCATCATTAAAGTGGGTAGCAGACAACGCGCCCGACATGTACAAGAAAATAATAAGTCAAGTGCCAAGCATTTACCCGCACATTAAGAAATATACAGAAAGGTTAGGTTTTAAGCACGAAGGAACTAACACGCATAGCTTTACTAAAAACGGCCAGTTATACGACCTTTGGCTTTTTGGAATTGAGAGAAAATACTTATGACTATAATTAAAGATACATTTTTTGGCGGAGCAGAGAAGAAAGCGGCCGCAGCACAAGAGCGCGGGTTAGACCGTAGCATCGAAGAGTTTGCAAAAGGCACTGAAAAAGCTCGCGGTGATGTGATGAGCCTATACCCGTCAGCGGAAAACAACTTAAAACAGGGAGCTCAAGGTGCGCTTGATGTAATGGGGCAGTTTTTACCACAGCAAGCAAATGTGTTTCAACAAGGAAACATGAACGCACAAAATCAAATCTCAGCGGGTCTACCTCAGATACAGAACGCTTTGATGGGCGGCGCTGTTGATTACTCACAATTCCAACCCCAACAAATTAATTATGATCAAAGTATTTTTAGCCAGCAATTACCAGAAATGCAAACAAGTCAGCAGGCTTTAAATCCAGAGCCAAGCATGAACAGTCAGCAAGTTCCATTTAATCCTGGCGGCATACCTCCTGGTGCTACTGCTAATAGTTTTTTAAGTGGCCGAATGGGCAACGGTAGACCGTTTAATAGTAGCGGCTTTAATATGCAAAACATGAGGGTTAGATAATGGTAGCTAGAGCAAGTGCGCTAAGGCGTTTACAGCCTAACAACATGATGCGCCAACCAAATCAAATGTCACAAGGCGCTCAACAAGCTATGGGGGTTAATAACCTGTCTCAGCAAGCATTAGCCGGACCGCCTGTAAATAACGCGCCTATTCCGCGTGATGCCCCTATTCCAAGGGATAACCCCAGCTTTCAGCAGGTTAGCCCACAAATGCAACAACCCCAAGGCAGCCCATCGCCACAAATGCAGCCGCCGCCACAAATGCAGCAAACAACACAGCAACCGGCACAGGTCGGCGGCTCACAAAACTACGGTTTAGCTGGTGCAGAAGCCGCTTATGGTGGAGGGTTGCAAGGCGGTCTTGGTGCTTTGCAGGGCGCTAATCAACAAGGCTTAAATCTTTTAGAGGGTGCGGGCAACTTTGGGTTAAACCAAATCGGTCAAGGCGCTCAGAATGCTATGGGAGCGTTGCAACAAGGCGGGCAGCAAAGTGTAGGCGCAATAAGCCAAGGCACTAATCAAGGTGTCAACACATTACGCCAAGCAGGGCAGCAGGGGCAAAACCAACTAAATCAAGGATTTAATCAGGGCGCTAATATGCTGAATCAGGCTGGTCAGCAATCAGGACAGGCAATAAATCAAGGTGTAGGCGGTGGAATTAACAGTTTACAAAGAGGCGTTAATCAAGGCGGCCAGGCCATAAATCAAGGCGCTAATCAAGGCCTAAGCAGCTTACAGCAAGGCGTTAACCTAGGCACGTCCGCAATAAACCAGGGCACAAACCAAAGTTTAAATATGCTCGGTGCAGGCGCTAACCTTGCTCAAAGTAGGATTGGCGGTGGCAATCAATTAGCACAAGGCCAGTTGCAGCAAGGGATGAATGCATCATCAAACCTGTTTAACCAAGGAGTAAACGCTTTAGGAGGTAACTTTAGTTCAAGAGCTGGCAGCGTAGACCAAAACACAGGGCAAAGCCAATTCAATCAAGCTGCTGAAGGCGTTGGCGCTTTCGCTAATGGTGGCTTGCAGTCTCAGCAACAACAGTTAGCTTTATCAGGTCAGCAAGGGCAAGAGGCGTTTAATAATGCGTTAATGAATAACCCAGGCACCCAATATTTGCAAGATGAGATGAATCGCAACGTTACTAATCAAGGTTCAGCGACAGGCAATATAGTAAGTGGCAATATTCTTAGAGAGCTTCAAGACAGAAGCGCGGGAATTGCTTCACAAGACTTGCAAAACCAATTTAACAGAGCCTTTCAAAGCACAGGGCAAGGCTTACAAGCAGCAGGTCAGCAGGGTCAGTTCTTAGCTCAGGCAGGACAACAACAAGGGCAGCTTGCAGGGCAAAACGCCCAAATGCAAAATCAAACCAACATGGCTAACGCAAGCAACAGGCTCAACGCTGCAAGCCAGCAGGCCGGATTGTTTGGGCAAAGCGCGAATAACCTATCTAATTTATTTAGTCAGGGCGCAGGGTTTAACCAACAAACTGGAATGGCTCAAGCTAACGCATTGCAAGACGCGGCAAATAGAGGCGCAGGCATAGCGCAGCAAGGCGGGTTATCACAAGCCAACATGATTGGACAAGCAGCAGGGCAAGGCGCAGGTATTCAATCGCAGGCAGGCACAAATCAGGCTAACTTCATAAATCAAGCATCGGGACAAGGCGCTCAGATGCAAAACCAAGCTGGTACAAATCAGGCTAACATACTCGCTCAACTTGGCGGTCAAGGTGCAGGAATGGCACAACAGACAGGCGCACAACAAGCGGATTTATTAAGTCAATTAGGCACACAACAGGCGGGAATGCAAAGTCAAGCTGGCACAAATCAAGCAAATATATTAAGTCAATTAGCAGGCCAAAGTGCAGGCATTCAATCAAATGCAGGAATGAATCAAGCTAACTTTGCTGGGCAACTGGCAGGCCAAGGCGCTCAAATGATGAGTAACGCAGGCCAGCAAGCAGCTAATATGTATCAAAACACAGGTCAAGCGTTAGGCGGCGCTAGGAATCAAGCTGGCAGAGACTTAGCAAATTCATTAGCTTCAGGGTCTCAAAACTTAGCTGGCTTCCAATCAGACCAAGGCGCAGGGCTTGAAAGTATACTTGCTCAGGGCGGAACAAACATACAGAATTTAATTGCAAATTATGGGCAAATGAATGCATCACAACAGCAAGAGCTTGCTAGAATGCTGTCTAACTTAGCAGTGGGGCAGGGCAGTCAAGCAAGCGCCGCTCAGATGGGAATTGGTAGCGCACAGGCTGGCGGCATAACAGGCAGAGCCGCTGGCATTCGCTCTGGAGTTGGGCAAGTTGCTGGCGCGGTGGCTGGTGCGTACGGTGCGCCAGCGGGGGGCGTTAGCTCTGCAATGGGCGGTTTAAGCGGGTTCTTTGGTTAAGAGGTAATTATGGCACAATATGATTTTTTTGACCCATCTGGCCGAGGCACTGGCATGAAAGGTGGTATAGAGGCATCTAACAAATTATTTGACGGCATTGAGCAAAGAAAAATTAATGCTATGAAAATGATGGGCGTAGAGGATGCGCAGCGCAGAAACGCAATGACTGAAGATGTCAAGACAGCGGAAGTATTGCTTAAAAACAAAGACACTCAAGGGGCTATGGAATTTCTCAGTGATAGGGCGCAAGCATCGTCACAAAGCGGCGGAAACCCACGGGAAACCATGGAAGTTTACAACACAATTAGAGACGGTAACGTACCTGAAGCGTTAGAGATGTTAGCTAATTACCGCTCTGTATTTGATGATAGTTATAAGCCACTTAAACCTAAAGCCCAAGATTCTAGGCAAAAAGCTGAAGGGGGTATGGTGTTTAACCCCAATGACGGAACATACTCTGTTGACCCAGTTGCTAAACAAAGGCTTGATCAAATAGCAGCAAAAAAAGCATCGGGCGCAACTCTGGATTTGAAAGATAAGCAATCTATCAATAAAGACATTACCGGCTTTTTAAAAGACACAACATTGATATACGACACAGCCAAGGCATTGGGCGGATTGCAAAAAATACCAAGTGGCCCAGCCGCTTTAGCTGTTGTGTTTAAATTTATGAAAGCCCTAGACCCTACATCTGTAGTTAGAGAAGGTGAGCAAGCATCAGCCGAGCAATCAGCAGGCGTACCCGCAGCAGTTAGAAACTTCTACAACAAGTTAGCAAGCGGTGAAAAACTCGGAACTGAGCAAATACAGCAATTTGTAGATACGGCACAGGGTCTATCAAACTCTGCTATTAATTCATCTAACGAACAGATAACAAGCTACTTAAATACATACGGTGATAGCTTGCCTGCTAGGTTTTCAAAGTCAATAATGGGAAGAATCCCCAAATCATTTGAAGAAAGAAGCCCAAAAAAGACAGGCGGACAAGTGATGACGGATGCAAGCGGGAATAAAGCAACCGTTTACCCTGATGGAACTTTTGAGGAATTACCCTGATGGCCTTTGATATTGCAACAGCCAAGCCAGAAAAAAACAATAGGTTTGATATGTCTACAGCAACTATTGATGGAGGCTTTAGCACTGGAGAAAATGCATTAGGCGCGCTAGAAAATGTCGGTAGCTTCATTGCTGGGGCGGTTGCAGAGCCTATTGCTGGAATAGCCGGTATCGCACAGTCATTGAACCCATTTGCAGAAGAAGGGGCTGGGGCTGAAGCTGTTGAATCTGTAAGAGGGTTTGCGAGAGATTTAGCATCACCAAGAACCGAGGCTGGAAAGTCACAGCAGCAGGCAATAGGGGAGGTTTTAGCTCCAGTCGGCGAAGCTCTTACTGAAGCAGAGAAATTTTTAGGTGACAGCACCTTAAATGCAACGGGAAGCCCTTTGCTTGCGTCTATAGCTCACACACTCCCTACAGCAGTGCTTGAAGTTATAGGAATAAAAGGCACTAAAGCCTTAAGCGGAAGAAAAGGCGTATCTGATAGGTCTGTGAATAGGGCTATGATGGAGTCTGCACCAGACGCAGAAAAGCTAAAAGGTCTTGCTAGGGGTATATATGGAGAAATAGACCAATCTGGCGCGGTACTTAAAAAAGAAGCCTTAACAACTTTAGCAAATAAAATAAGCGCGGCCACTAAAAAGCAAGGTCTTGACCCTAGAACAACTAAAATATCAGCCGGCGTTGTTGAATCAATTAAAGACTCGGCATTAACAAATCAGCCAATTGGCGAACTTGAAACTTTAAGAAAGGTTGCTCAAGCAGCAGCTAAAAGCACTGACTCAACAGAAAAAATGCTTGGCTCAATAATCATAAATAACATAGAAGATTTTATGGATAATGTAAAATCTACTGACATGGTTGCAGGCTCCGAATCATTAGGTGCTACAGCTAAGAAATACAGGGCGGCAAGAGGGCTTTATGGAAGGGCTAAGCGCTCTGAATTAATTAACGATTCTATAAAAGCCGGAGGCGATGCTCGATCTGGCGCTGAAAACGGAATAAGAAACGAATTAAACAAAATAACTAGAAGTAAAAAGCTTAGTAAGTTTTTCCCAAAAAATGAACTGGAATCAATGAGAGATGTTATTCAAGGTGATTTTAAAACCAATTTTGCAAAAATGATTGGTAGAATGGGATTTATGGAGGGGTCAAGTACAAGCGTTTTAGGTTCGCTCGGTGGGGTTTACGCTGGCTCTTCATTGCTAGGCCCAGTTGGAGCAGTGGCAGTACCGGCGGTTGGCGTAGCTGCTAGGCAAATAGCTAAAGGCTTAACCACTAACAAAGCTAAATTTATAGATACAATTACTAGGTCAGGAAAGGACGGCAAGAGAATAGTAAAAGCCTACATGGAAGCAGTGCCTAAAAAAAGACGAAGCCTAGATGACTTGTCTGATTTACTTGCAGACCCAACGGTAAACATAGATGAATTAGAAGGGGTATCTAGCCAGATTGCAAAAGATGCCTTTGAAACAGCAAAAGGGAAAAGAGCGATATTTTTATCAGCAGGAGCCACAACAGGCGCATCTGCTCAAGAACTAAGAGGTGAGGATGATGCCCAGCGAAACTGATATAATCATGGTTAAAAACCCAAGAAACCTAGAAGTGCGCGGAAACTCATTGGCGGATAAACGCCATGCGATAGGTAATAAAATTAACAATATTAATATATTCATAGGAAGTTTATAGCATGCCACGTTATATAAATCCAGTTCCAGGTTACACATACCCGCCATTCGGGAAGCTTTACTTTTACAAGTCAGGCACCAACTCAGAATTAACTACGTTTTCAGATGAGCTTGAAACTATACGCAACCCTAATCCAGTAAAGCTTGATTCTGTAGGTAGAGTGCCCAACGTTTTCTATACGGCAAAGTCTAGGGTTGTTTTACAAGACGCTGACAATGAACAAGAATGGGAGCGTGACCCAGTAGGCGGCGAGGGGTCATTAGGCGACTTTGAATTATATGACGAGGTAGTTGTATATGAAAAGGATGACATTACAAAAACGGCTGACGGAATATTTTACATATCTCTGCAAGATTTAAATCAAGGCAACAGCCCAGCATTAAGCCCCGCATCAAATGCATATTGGATGCAGATTAGCTTTATTGATATGTATAATAGCTCTAAATCATACTCGTCAGGTAACGTAGCGCAAACTACAGAGGGTTATTTGTGGCGCTCAATAACGAATGCCAACGCAGGTAATGACCCTGTAACCGATAATGGAACATACTGGCTACCAGCTATTAACGGCGCTAAAATAACCGAAGTAATAGAACTTAAACGTGATACTACAACGGTAATTCCGCAGACAGGCGGCGGGGCGTTAACTGCAAAGAGAGATAATGAATTACAAGATGCGGGGGCGTACACATTACCTCTTGCTAATACGGTTTTAGTCAATCAAACTATTACTGTTTCACAGCCAGATTCGTATGCTTCATTTGCTCCAACAGTTACAAGGGCAGGGAGTAACACGATTACATACAGAAGCGGCACTGACACGGTTATTAACTTTAACTCTGGCTCAAGCATATCATTAACATTAACGTCTGACGGCGTTAGCGATTGGAGATTATAGAATGGGTATCAATACATCTAGCTTAGGTGGCGGTGCTTTAGTAAAGCTAGCCCCTGATTTAACTTATCCGGCTGACAAAGTGGGGGCAACAAATAATTATAAAAATAATACCGTTTCTGTCACTGCTGGCGTTTCATCTACAACTTTAACGCTAACAGGAAAATATGCAGTAAATAGACTTTGGTATTCTGCGTTGATTTCAGAAACTAACACATATTACATGGAGGTTGACGGTGTGATAATTTTTAACGATGTTGGTGCTGCTGGAACATCATTTAGTTTGTACGGGTTTGAGGGCGGCATAGCCAACTCTTTTTCTTCCTTACCATTTGAAGTTAATGAAGAATTAATACTTAAAATAACAACGGTTTCAGATACATCTGTAAATATAAATTATGACGCAAGAAAAATTCTATAAACACTTAATAAACTAATGAAAGGTAAAACAATGAAATTTTTAATTCTAGTATTAACACTTTTTGCAACTTCAGCATTTGCAGACTTAAACACTCCCCCAGCAAAAGCGGCATGTGGACAGGTATATCAAATAGATGTCTGTGTCTGGGCGCAATATGCGACCGGCTTTGATGATGAATACGGGCTAAGAGCTGTATATTTGGGAAGCGATAATAAATGGGTGTTTTTATCTGAAAAGACCAACTTTATTACTAATATGACAACTAAAGAAACCACTGATTTTTATTTTCAAACTTTTGTTGATGCAATTAATACTCAGATAGAAATCAAATTAAAGCCTGTTGGTAATGTTGAGCCAGAAAGCGGCATAGAGAGGATAAAATGGCTAGTAGGACAATTAAGCTTCTCAAACAATCAGCTAGTATATTCACCATAATATTGCTGATGTCGTGCAGCACAGAGCCAGATTTTGACTATGCTGCACATTTTAATGCTAAAATGTCACAGTTGAGCTTTACAGATAACAAAATACTTATTAACTAAAGAGGATTAAATAAAATGTCTAGCACGAAAAGCCCAAACAAGCCCAAGCCGTCAAGTACAAAGTCAATAGATTACGGAACTAAAAAGCCAAGCAAGACCAAGAAAACAAAAAAGTGATCGACTTACTTTTAATTCTTGGCTACCTGCTAGCTGTTAGATTCACACGACTTGCAAGAATGCCGGCCGTGGCGTTCTTATTAACTGTGCTAGTGTCACTTTCTTTTCTTAACCAAGCCGTTCAACACGTCTTATTTATACTGATATATTTATGCTGTGCGTTATTTTCATCGACTAAAATAGCATACGTAATGCTTGCCTCTGCGGTTGTAAACTTTTTAGCTGTCGCTTACTTCTTATCAGATCTCTTGCCTCATAATTATTTTTTGTCAAATCTTTATATTGACAATTATTCTTATTATTTTGCATCCAGTATGATTGTGGTAAACTTGTGCATATTATTTACCATTATTAGGAGCGGGAGAAATGGAGACTATGCTAACAGTGGCGATATTGTTTTTACTCGCTTATCTAATTTATTCAACGTTCAAGCACATACAAAGACGAGCCAGAGAAGATGATGAGCATTCTAAGCAAGTTAAGCAGCGGCCTACACTCAATCACACCGCATATGAACGAAGCGACAAGCGGTATAATAAACAAGTTAGGGATAGCAAGCGTCGTGACAGGCGGGACTAGCGCGTTAACTTCAACGGCAATAGTAAGCAGGGACCCTACCTGGATGACAGTATCAAACGCAGTAGCAATACTATCTATAGTTGGCTCAACAATGTTTATTATTAAGCTTGCTGTAGACATTTACTTTGCACGTAAGAAAGATAAGCGTGAACAACAAGAGCATGATTCAAAAAAATGAATAAGTTTAAGTTTGGTGAAAACAGCGAGCATAGAATGATCGGCGTTAATTACCAAGTCGTAGAAGTTGCAAGGCTGGCACTATCAATGTCGCCAATTGACTTTGGCATACCTAAGCATGGAGGTTTACGCACAGCAGAAGAACAGCAGAAGCTTTTTAATGATAAGGCAAGCCAGTTAGACGGCACAGTCAAAAAGAGTTACCACCAAAGCGGCATGGCTCTTGATGTATTTGCATATGTTGACGGCAAGGCTAGCTGGGATGAATTACACCTAACAACAATAGCGGCTGCAATGCTTGAGGCTGCTAACAGGCTATCCGTTAATATGCGATGGGGTGGTCATTGGTCTAACTTTAAAGACATGCCACATTTTGAGGTAAGATAACATGGCATGGTATAACCCTTTAAGCTGGTCAGATAAAGTTATTGATAATGTCCTTGATAAAGACAATGGATTATTAAAGGGTGTGGGTGGCTGGATTGATAATTTGTCACACACCGACCAAGAAAAAGCAGAGGCTAGGGAGGGTTTAAGAAATGGAGTGGTTTCCTACGCTATCGCCTCTATGGGTGAAAATAGCGAACGATCAAAAGCAAGGCGTGAAATTGCTAAACAGTGGATTAAAGTCCAACTATGGATTATTTTAATGTGTGCCATTGCTGCGCCTTTTGATATGGAGTTAGCAGAATTTTACTTTAAGCTAGCAACAGCCTCGGTAATGCTAGCAGGTACAGCGGCAATAATTACATTTTTCTTTGGCTCATACATGCTAACAAGACACAACGAAACTAAAAAAGACAAGTAAATCAAAGACAAAATAAAACCCTCTTAACGTTGCAGCATTAGAGGGTTTTGACTTAACAGGGAGAGTGTTAAATTAGATATTAGCATCACCCGTAGCAATATACAAAGCTTGTTCGCGGGTTAGTTTGTTAGTTCCTACTGAAAACCAAAGCCCTGCATCGCTAAGCCTAACTCCTAACAATCCCTCATCTCCTTCAGTCAAAAAATAATCCAATCGCTTGTAATAAACACTACGCCGCAAACTATCCTCAACTATTGCTTTCTCATAATCATCTTCCAAATCATCAAGCATTACATACATACCATCTTGCCACTGCTTATACTTGGTATCTTCTCTGTGCTGCTTGTCGTTATTCATCTTCATCAATCCTTCTATCTTCAATAACCCGTCCCGCATCCATTTTACGCTTCATAGCAGCTCGCTCACGGTCACTATCGCTAAACTGCATCTCTTTACTGCCTGCTGCTCTTAATGCGTGTATGGCAGCTATGGTTTGCTCTACTGTTGATTCAATCATTATCCCTATCCTCTATTGATAAATGGTTCCATTTTTTAAGCCATTTATAAAACCCGCTTAATTGCCCTGCCTCCACTTTAAAAAATGCATATTTAAATTGATTTAGACTAATCGGCTCAATTTTCCCTTTCTCAAGCTCTGCAACTTTATCTTCTAGCTTTTTAGCCTCCCTTGAATAATCATCCATTGACCACTCATCTGGCCTGTCTGCACGACTTAAATGCATTCTTTCTGATAATTTAATCATTGTCTTGTTCCTTTTTATCTGCTCTAAATATAAGTAGAGATACATTACCTCTAGTAATTGCTAAAGTTTCATTGTTATTTTTATCTAACTGCATATCCATCAAAGCTAGAAAGTTTAGCGATATTTGATTAAGGAACTCAGCTTCTGTCATGTTGTTAAGCTTACAAATTTGAGCTATATTAGTCATTATCCCTACCCTCTATCGACCATAAATATTCCTGATAATGCTCATCTGCAATGTCAACAAACAAGCGTTCGGTTTCTCTGCATAAGTCTTCAAACAATATTTCGTTTTGACTGCAAAAGTCTGTGAATGATAATGTCACTTTACCGCCTCAACTTTTTTAAGTGCTAATTTAATAAAGCTTATTGCTTGTTTAATTGTTGGGTTTTCTTTTCGTAAGTGAGAATGCTTTAATTCGGTTTTGGTAAATAATCCAGATTTTACTGCCCCTTCAAAACGGTTTTCTTCTTCACCAGCAACTACTGCATCAATTAAGAAGCTATTACCGAATGTGTCACAACAAGAATCATCAAGAAAGTGTGATATTTCACCAGCTTGATGCTGGTAATTAAGGCTCACGTTTACATCAAAAAACTCTGATTTATCAGCTACAGCTTGATGTCCACAAATGCAAGCCGCATACCCGCAATCTACAACAATTTTTGCTTGCTCATGATACCAGTCAGTCATATCAAAAGACTTAGGCTCTTTGACCGCTTCTAGTGTAGCGATTAACGTTTTTAACTGATTTTCAAATAATGTCATTTTACACTCTCCAATATAAACTTAGTTGCTTTTGGCTTTCTGTAAGTACGCCTAGCTGCTGCGCAAGACTTAGAGCAAGACAATGCCCACCCTCTTTTTAAATCGGCTTTCCTAGCTTCATACAAGCCGCCGCAATGACATTTCATTGTTTGAGTTATTCCGCGAGAAGGAAAACGATTTTCTAAGCTGGTCTCTATTAAGCTATGCGTTGTATTTTTAAGTTGCTTTTTAACCTCTACTTTTACTTTTGCGTTAAATATTCCTAACTTTTGCTTTTGCTCCCACTCCCATTCCTGCGCATGTTCTCTTGCTTCTTGTTCACATCCTAAGTCATCATCTAAGTCAGAGTAATAGCTCATTTTACACTCTCCAATAGCCCTGCAATCTCAGGCATATAAATTAATATAACTAAAGCGCATATCGTCATAATTTCCATAATGTTGCGCTTAGTGAAATTGGTAATCATGCGGTCCTGATATCCTTTCCTGCGATTATTCATAATGTTTCAGCCTTAGTTTTTAGCACGCATTCAATATCAATAAATCCACACGCCATAAT